CTTTAGCGTTTAGAAACACTGGTTCCTCACAGGCGACGCCCCTTGGTTGCCCAAGTGCCACCGCGCTTCCGCGAGTGGCTTCGCCTTTGAGTCGCGCGCGTCGCGCGCCATTACCATACGAACGACGAGGTTTTCCGCCGCCGGACGAGATGTTGTGTGCGTCGTCAAGGACGATCAGCCGTCCCCCAGTATTGAGTGTGTACTAGTAGCCTGCACGCCAGAAACCGGTGGCCTAGTCCGGTTTCCGTTCTTCCCTAGGATGGCACTTGGTCCGACACTTTTGAAGTGTTTGTTTGGTTTAGTGTGCCTTGCAAGTCCTTCCTCTATAGGGGTACGATGGCCAGAGGGTTATAATTCCGCCTGGTCAAAGGCTATTTTCCGCCATAGCTGGCGCGTCTCAGCTGTCACGGTGCCACCGTTCTCCCAACAGTGAGTTGGGGTTTTTCACTTCTTCTTTTTGTCCTTGTTCTTCTTCTTCTGCTTGCGCATCCTACGACGCACGTCACGCGCATCGTCCACAACATTTGACACTGCCTGGCCAGCTCGCCAAACACTGGTGGCCAGTGGGACAAGCCCTGGTGCCACGACGTTGAGGGTCTCGGAGGCGATTCTCTTCAAATCGCTACCTGATTCCTTCCAGAGCTCCTTCAAGAATTCCATTGGTGCAAAGCTGTGTGCTGTGACCGCAATGTCGTGAGACTGCAGTGCATACAACAACGCTTCAGTGCACTCAACGAATTCCTCGTCGGTGGCTTGGTAAAGGGAACCAGAAGACGAAAGAAGGATGATCTCCTCCATCTCGATCTGGATAGTGCCTGTCACCCCTTGAAATACGACAAATATTCCAGTTTGTCCCACTTCAACTTGGGCGGCAGCAGCTGCAAACAAAGGCCTTTCGTTGTAATCCTCATAGGGCAGGTCATGGGCACCGTGCGGAGCGCAGCGCACAGTGATTCCCTCCCCCGCACCCATTTTGAACAGGGCACTCGGCTCGCGACAACACCGCACCTCAGGGATAGCAGTGGGTACAAGTCCTTCTGCGATGCTAGACAACACAGCAAGACACTCCCCAGCAGCCATCGCCTCAGATGACAAGTTGGTAACACGAACGCCAAATGGTCCAAGACGATAGGCGACGTTGCCAATGGCGGCTTCAACGGCCGCTCCGTTGACGCCCGTAACTTGAGTACGGGCGGCACCGAGCACATCCCAAAGCGTTCCGAAATCATTCGCCCTTTGATTCACAATATCAGCGCCTGACAAGGACGCCCACGAAGGGACGTACAGCCAGCCGTTGAAGTTGGTCATCGCAACGGAGAACTTTCCAGTACGACGAATCGGCACGAAGCGTCTTCCAGCGCCCGCTCCACCAAGGGAGTAGCACGGGATGATGGCATCCTTCTCCTGATTCATGGGATCTGCGAACGTGTTGTAAGCACGCACAGCTACAGGGTCTTTCAATAGAGTCTGGTAAACTTTTTCGAAGCTCATTTCTCACAATAGTCTTTAATACACTTGTTGGAGTCTTGATTTTTACCCGTCTGGCCCCGCCACGAGGGCCAGTTTTGCTGTGGTCGCCACGACTTCGTCAACATAAGAAGTGAAGCCTGCTCACGCTTGGGGTCTCCATCCCGCCAGCATATCCATCAATTGAACGAAATTTGATGGATTGCTTTCGGGCAGGATGGTCCCGGCGATGCTAAAGTCCCATTGGAACTTAGCCAGCAGGTCTTCGTCATATACCTGCTCCTCCGGCGTTACGCCGAAGGCCAGATAAAATGACATACGTGAGGCCAAAGGGATCTCCATATCCAAGTCTAGTATGCCTCTTACCTCCCTACTGGCCCTATAGGCCAGGTCGGGGTCGTGCTTGGACAGGATACGCATGTATGAACGTTGCAGCCAGAGTTTGTCCTTACCCAATACGTTTAGACAGTGCCTCAAAATTGAGGATGCTAGAGTGAACAGTACTGGGACACCAGCATTCGCGTGCAATTCGCACAAGGCCTTAGAAGCCAAGTACTCATGCCTGGCGCGTCGCCCCAGATGAGGCTTTGCATCGTGAACGATGCATGCTGCTACTTTCTGGGGGCTTCGCACAAGAGTCCTACCATACGCGGTCTCAACGATTCTTGAACTACAGAACTCACACTGTTCTGGAATGGTCGCCACTTCAACCATCTTTAGCTTCAAGCCGGAGCCCTTATATGTTTGGGCTATCGTGCGGACGACAATCTGCGCCTCATCTTCCTCGCATATGATCAATGCGTCGTCACCATCGCACTTAAGGGCGGCGTCCACGCCGTGCGACTGTTTCAAGATTTCTACAACGGTCCCGCCAACAAAACAGCTGATCATGTTGTTGCCGAGTGAAGTAGTCATCTCTCCGGACATCCTGCGCCACAGAATCTGCAACTTGTACCCCATGAACCGGATACGGTTGACTCTCTGTGCTTTCAAGAGCCCCGCCAGGAGAGGGTCTTTGCACATCCTATTCAGAATCTCATGTTCGAGTGACCGAAGTTCTTCCTTCTGACAAAACTCGTAAGCAGAGACATCGAGGATAACGAAAACTGGGCGCTTAAAGCGGCTCGCTGTTTCCATTATGTCCTCGGCTTTCTGCGAAGGGGATTTGTTTTTAAG